ACAGGCGAAACGATCTGCATTAACAAGGCGTCACCGTGCTGAGGATCAGATTCCTGATCAACCTCAACAAAGTCTTCGTTCTTGAAGTTATCGACAAAGGTGTTTAAACCTTTGAACCACCATTCGCCGTGGCGTTCATAGTCCGATAATTCCAGTCCCCAGTTTTGCTTGTACCAGTCACGAACAAGGCTGTAGCAATCCAAAGTGCCGTAGCACCATTCCCGTCCAATCAGCGGCGGCTGCCAGCCTTCTGGCGTGATCTGTTCCCAGTTGCCGCAAGGCCAGCCAAGGATGTACCACGGCACGCCTGATGCCTCACAAGCTGCCCGATCCGCCATGCTTGGCGTTGGCTGCATGTTGGGATGACTGTGAAACACCGCGACGATCTCACCGGCATCGTCAGCAGCGGCGTAGTCCTTTGGATCTAAGACAAAGCTGTCTTCTTCAGTGGCAAGGTTTTTGCACGGCCAAAACTTCTCGCGGCCTTTGATCACAACCACTAACCCACACGCTTCACGTGGGTATTCAGCCTCAGCGTGAGCAATCGCAGCCTTCTTTGCAGCAGCCTTCATCCGATCAGTCCCGCACTTGGGAACCCGCCATACGGGAGTTCTGCGGTTTCACCGAAGCGCAGCTTGCAACTGGTAAGCCGATGGCCGCACACATCATCATCGCTAGAAGTAACTGCACCATCGTTGATGTCAAAGTAGTTAGTGCCGGTATAGCCGCATCCTTCGCCCTTGTAAGTCCACGGGCAAACGTTCTGAATGATTTGACGGCGAGGCAGTTTGACGCCAGCTACGTCAAAATTCGCGGCCAACTCAAAGCTGACGACTGCCCGGTTCTCAGCGGTTTTGCGGTCAACCACGTAAACCTCACGTGCAAATTCGGCATAAGGGTCAGCCGTTGCATTCGTGCCGCCTTCAAAATTGGAGGCATCAAGGTATTTTTTCAGCGTGCGAATCCGCGTCAGTTTTGCGCCCACCAGATCGTTGTAAGCGACAACAAGCGTGGTGCCGAGGTTCAGGATGTTGCTGATGCTGATGCTGGGACGAGGCAGTGCGCCTTGACCGTCATAGGTGAAGCCAGTCGCTTCAATTGGATAACGGCTATAGGTGTTGCCGTTCCAAACGATGTCACCATCAACCTTTTCGTTGATGCCGCCGTGGAAGCGGTAGATCTGCGGCACGCCAATGCTGCTTGCAGTGCCATCTAGTTCAAACAATTCAATGACGGCACTAGGAGCCAGCTTCTGCAGTTCTTCTGCAACAGAACTGATTGCCTCCCACGTAACCGTGCCTTCTTCAATCGTGGTGCCCTTGATGGTCGGCCACGTTGGCTCGGTGCTGCCGCTTGTACCTGCAACGCTGCAGCGGAACACCAGACCACTGCTTTGAACAGTGGTGGCACGGCGTACATCGCCAACGCTGAAGCTAGTGCTCGCTGTCCAAGCGGTGAATGCCATTACGGTTCAAATACCTGCTCAAAGGTGGCACTCACAGTATTGATGTCTGCGTATTGGAATTCACGCTGCCATGTACGGCAAAGCCATTTGTAAGACGTAGACGAGCCGATAGGCGTCCAGTCAAATGACTCAACACCACGCCTTGCTTCAAAGAATTCTTCAATCTTTGTCGCGTCCGTGTTGCTCTTAGTGCTCCACCGCAAATCCCAAGTTTTGGGATCTTGGTTGATGCCAAATTGAACGCGCTGTTCGTAGCCATCGCCAAATTTGGCGGAACGCACAACAGGTTGTGATTTGCGCTGAGCACCAAAGTCAGGTGTTGTACCGCCTGTGCTGGTGCCTACGGTGCCGTCATCAAAGGTAGCCATTAGCCAAGCAAGCCTCCGGGACGCTTCTGGCGGATCAATTCAGCGCGTACAGCAGCGCCGAGTGCTTCGCCTAGTTTATCGCCGCGAACACCATCGCCTTCAACACTGCTACCAGTTGCATCAACGTTGACGACAATGTTGCCTACGTCTCCGCCACCCTTCATCTTGACGGGAATGCTGCGGCCATCAGGCAACGGCACATAAGCCTCAGGAGTGCTGCCTTCACCAAACATGGCTAGCTGCGGTGAGTTGGCAATGCCACCACCTGCATAGCGTTTCAGCGGCAAAGGACCACGGCTGGTCATCACACCGCCCATTGCAAACAAGCTTGGAAACAAGGCTTTGGCACCGGCTCGCAGGCCGAGATCAAGAATCAGGCGAGCAGTTTGACGAAGCAGATCAGCAAAGATGTCGCGCAGTGATTTTGCTTTTGTGAAGAGCGATTCAAAGGCATCACCAATACTGGTGATTACGTTTTGACCAATTTGCTGAAGAAGTTTTGTTGTCTCAGAAGTCTTTTGATTGATGCGTGCCTGTGCATCATCAATACGCTTCAATTCCTCTTCAGTTAGCTGTCTATTGGCTGTCTGGAGTTCATTGATCAAACGGGTACGTTCAATTTCGCGTTTTGCGGCCTCGTCCTTAATGCCAGCTTCAATTTCAAGATCTTCAATTGTCTTGGCGATTAGCTTTTCGCGCTCGGAATATTTGATGATCTCAGCCACAAGGCCGGATCCCATCTGCTTGCCAAGCTTTTCTCTTTCCCGATCGAGCCTTAAGGCAGCATCATTTAAAGCGACTCGTTTTTTCTCAGGCTTGAGTTTGCTTTCGTTAATTTTGAGAATCTCAGCGTCGTATTCAAGCTGTAGCTTTTTAATTGGGTTCAACTCACGGCTAGCCGCAATCAAAGCGTTAGCAAGCTGAACTGAATAATCCTGCGGACCTTTGGCTTTGGCCGCACCAGCAGTTGTATCAATTCCCGGCAGACCTTTTGGTGGTTCAGTTTTGATTTCTGCTGCAGCTTTTTCTGCTGCCCGCAAGCCGCCAAGTCGAGCGGCCATTTCAACTCTTCTTTGGCTTAATGTTTGTTCTTTTGCGTATTCAACTGGACCAAGCAGACCGCCTCTTTTAATCCTGAGTTGCGCAAAGGCACGCAAACGTTCATCGGTTGTTGCAAGATCTTTTTCTAATGTCGCAATCTCTCCCGCACGTCCTTTGCCTAAGCCAAGGAAATCAGCAAGCTTTCTTGCAGCTTTGTCAATTGCAATAACAATTTTGGCGAATTCAGTTTGAAAGGCTGCGCCAATAGGACGAAGCAAATCACCAACCGATTCACTTAGTCGGCTCAATGCGGTCTGCAAGCGGTCGCCTGCAGCTTCAGGACCAGAAGCAATAACCTCTGCGGCTTTGCCGTAATCCTTAAATAACTTCTCAGCAAAAGTTTGGAAATCTTGGAGGCTTACCTGTCCTTTTTCAAGAGCCTTGTCGAGTTCCTGAGGCGTCATGCCCAAAGACTCAGCAAACAACGTAAACGCACCCGGCAAACGTTCACCAATCTGTTGGCGAAGTTCTTCTGCAGAAACTTTTCCTTTGCTAAAGACCTGCGAGGTCGCAGTCAGCGCAGAATCTAAATCCTGCAAGTTTCCGCCAGTACCTCTAATACCTGCAGCAACACCTAGGAATGCTTTTTCCGCATCAGCAACACTTCCGCCTGCACCTTTGACAGATGCAGTCAGTTTTGTGAACTGACGAGTAATAATTTCCTGTGGTATCGCAAACTTTCTACTTGTTTGATCAACAAACGCAAGGGCGCGTTGATATTCACCAGCTTCCTTAGTGACAAGCTGCAAGGCAAGACGCTGCTTCGCAATTTCAGCCGCATACTCTGCAGTGCCACCTAATTGCTGACGAACTGCGCCAACCTGTGCACCAATAGCGCCGCCAACTGCTGCACCAGTCGGACCAAAGGGAAGTCCAGCAAGTGCGCCAATTGCGCCTTCAGGACCACCAAAAATACCAGCAGCAGCAACAGCGCCAGCACCTTTGGCAGCACCCGCAAACGTCATTCGCTTGCGTTGTGCTTTTGCAATTTGCCGATCAAGACGATCAGCCTCTAAAGATGCCTGTCTAAATTCCTTGCTTGCAATATCAACACTGCTTGCTAGTTCACGCCATGCACCAGAAAAAGCACGAAGATTGCTAATATTTTTTGTCGCCTGCTGTTCTTGTCTTTTTAGAGAACGGGAAAACTTGTCAAACTTAAAATCAGCACTTGCAGTATTTTTCCCAACGCCTTCAAGCTGACGCGACAAGCGGTTCAGATTTTGCTCGCCAGCAGTTTTGACGAGAATCTTTAGTTCGGTCGCGCTGGAGACTGCCATCAGCTTTTCTTGTTGAGGATGACCAGAACGGTCGATTCCATCACCTGTACGCCCTCAAAGATGGCAACAGGATCCTTGACTGAATACAGCTTACAGAGCCATTCAAGACTCGGGTAGTTCAATCCCGTAAGGCCAGCCATGCTGGTGTGCCATTGCGTAGACATTCGCACGAACATCAACACAGCATCCCAGTTTTCTTCCCAGACCTCACAATCCTGCTGAACAGCCTCAAGCCGAGCAGCAACAATCTGCTCTTCGCTTGCGCCCAAGGCTTTGAGATCAGCCTCTCGTTCGTCAACAACGCCGCCTTTCGCCCAATACTCGGCGGCGGCCTTTAGTTTTTTGCGGGTGCTCCAGTGACGCTATCTGCGTATGCCTGAATAAGCGCTTTCATGACATACGGATCGTCACACAGTTCCTTCTTGGTCTTCTGTGTGAACGGAACGTCCTTACCAGCTTCGTCAGTAATGCCATCCCAACCTTCAAGGATCCCGTCAACAAGAGCGTCATCACCCTTGTCAACGAGATCGTTAAAGGCCGAGCGACTCATCTTCTTGAAGATTGCGTCAAACGTTTGAGTTTCAAACTTGCCGCCGTCCACAGGTATTTCTACCTTGACCGGCCACTTGTAAGACGCAACCTTCTTGAGGACGAATGCCACGAGGAATCAGGTGAATGCAAGGCTGATTTCATCGTTGCCACTGGTGCTGGGCAAAGCCAGGTAGGGCATCGAAAACGAGATGACACCGTTGGTATCGCCGTACGATACTCCGGTAACATCAGTCTGAGCAGCAGTCAGAGTGACAATGTTGCCGCCAGTTGCACCAAGCACAAGGCTGCTAGAAGCGGTGGAAACACCAACTGCATCAGCGAAGTAGTCAGTGGTGCCGACTGCCGGAGCCTCAATCACCGCAGTGCCACCGGGAGCACGGTTGGTGATGATCACTTCCTTGTTGGAAGCGGTTTCCTTGTAGATCAACTCGTTGTTCAGAGCCAGATCAAACGACTCAATACGCTGACTCGTCTCACCAAAGAAGGTGGCAGTCGTCATGTTGGTGTCGTTGACTTCCAGCGCTGCTGCTTGGTTGGCAACAGTGAAGGTGCCAGACAGTGCAGTGCTATCAGGAGCGTTGTAGATCCCGATGAAATTGAAGCTGGCAACAGCAAATTGACCAGCGGTGAAGTTGAAGCTGACAGAACCGCGTGCGCCAGTGATCTTGTGGCGGGTGCCGTCGTAGAAGCAGTAAATGGTTGCAGAATCGAAGCTGCTGCTCACACCGGCATAAGTAACGCTGGTGTCGGCCACGGTGGTCTCGGACAGACCGCAGGACTTCAGCAGCGGACCAAAAGCAGGTGCAGTACCGGCAGTACCAGAACCAGCCAACTCAACATCAAAGGTGACGCTAACTCGCTTGTTGGCAACCAAGGTGGCACGGGTGCTATTACCAATAAAACCTTGGAATGCAGCAGCCTGAACGTTGTCAGACTCAATAGGAGTCACATCAAGGTTGGTAACCTGAATTGCGTTAGAGCCACCAACGGGAGTCGGATCAGTCCCGTAAGTTGACTCAATCTTCGCAATCAGGAATTTCTTCCGAGTCAGTGCCATTTTCGGTGGGAGCGGGTGGTTCTGTGATCAGTGTAAGTTTCCCAGTTTTAGGGTCAAACAAGTAACTGCCGCCCGCGCCGGGATTGGGAACTTCCTTACTGATTTTAGCCATGATGTCAGTTGCTAGTTAGGTCAGTTCGCTTAGTGCGATAACGCACTAAATAATCCTGACTGATAATGCCCAATGGCACATCAGCTTCATACAGGCTGAAGTCAGTACGGTCAGGTGTCAAGTCAAGGGCATTGCCATTACACGTCTGATCCGCCATCAGCTTGGAATGCACAAGCTGCGTAAAGGCATCAGAGTCGTCGTCGGGCACTGCTGCACGCACCAGAGTTGTCACCCTGACCCGCATGGTCCAATCCAGCTTGTCGTAAAAACTGGTATCAACCGGCTGATCGTTGATCGGCTCAATGATGATTGCTGGCACCTCACCACGCGCTAAAGGCTCAACACGTGAGCGGTAAATCGTTGCCGTGGTAATCGCATCAAGATTGCTCTTCATGCGCAGCAAAATCTTTTCGCGGACGGTATCAGCCATGTTTAAGCAGCAGCGACTTGGTACGCGTTTAAGACAACGCTAGGTCGCGATGGGCGGGTGTAAGGATCTGTGATTGCAGCACCCGCTTGCAAAGTAATATTTGCATCGCTTGGTGCCCAAATCAGTTCCACGTAATCTTCAGTCTCCAAAACAAGCGTGTGATCGATCAATAAATTATTGTTTCCGGCAACTCCGCCATGCGACTCAATAACACTGACAGCCGTAGTGGTTAAAGGAACGTCTCCATCACTGCCGCTGTTATTGATTCTCAACCAAAAATGAGCGTCATGAATTTGAGTGTCTGCGTTTGATAGCTGCAAATTAAATTCAAATACATAGACGCCGGGATTGTTGACAGTAATACGACTATTGAGTTCTATTCGCACACCATCACCGTTAGGATCAGTATTGGTGAAAGTGACCTCAGTAGGTGTGTTTGCGGTGGCGCTTTGATTTGCATTACTTGAAAACTCTCCCCAGTGACCCGGTGAACCGTAGTAATGCAACTTATTCCAGCCTTCTACTCCGTTACCGATCTTTTGGTTGCCAGTATCAGTTTCAAAGCCGATTTCGCCCGGAAGCAAGATTGGATTGCGTGCTGCCCAGTTGGCTCTTGTAGCGACTCTCTGGACAGCCATTTTTAAACCTTGCTCAGCAACAACTCAGAAAAAACTCCGTCGTCAATTGCGCGGTTCTCACGCACGGTGTACGACGAGCCACCAACAGTAATAGAAGTGCCGCGAGAGGCGGAACTCACATCAGAAGTTTTCGCCGTAAGCAAATACTCCCGACTTAGAGCCATACCTCCCGCGATCACATCCACAGGCGAATCCAAGATGCCAACAAAATCATCACCATCACCAATTCGACAAGTAGTGCCGAATTCGTCGGTGTTGAGAAATGCCAGCGTCTCAGAAAGTGCCATCAGGATCAGTTGCCGTACTTCTTGCCGTAAACCAGCGAGACGCCGAACACGAACACAGGAGAAGTGCCGCCCAGAGTGGCGACAGCACGGACATAACGACGAACGTCGTTGCAGTTGATGCTGATCTTTTCAAAACCAGCACCACCATCCGTCACCTGAGTGAAGGTCTTGCCGCTGATGTCACTCCAAGAGGAGTTATCTGCAGAATCCTGCAGTTTCACATCAAGGGTGGGCGAAGTGCCGCTGCCAGCCTCAGAATCAAGGATGACAATGGCTTCACCTTCAGCATCGTTAGACCCTTGCAGGTCGAAGCCGGTGCCGTTAGCAGAAGCGGTGCGAGAGTCAGCGCCGAGCAGGCTGCCGACGTAGGTCTTAGACCCGAGGTTGTGAAGCATTGGTCTTTCTCCGTTTGGGAGCGGGTTTGTCGAGTTGAGGCTCTTTTTCAGCCTCGATCACAACTTCCTGAGGTAAAGGAGCAGGCATCGCCTTTCCAATGCCGATCAGCAAAAGCGCTGATTTTTGGTCCGTCTCAACGAAATCGCCAATCTGGACTGGTTTCAAGTCAACGATGGTTGACCTCAGCATTTGGATGCGCATACCTGCTC